ACCTATGTAGACACAAGCCATCATTCCTGTCTTGGATTTTATTCTTTTGACCAAACGACATGTGGTATATTTTTTCTTTTTTTTTTATTTTGCCATATCTTTTGTTGTTCTGTGTAACCTCTAGGTTTGTATTTGTAGCCATCCGCTCTTGCTTTTTTCATCCAAATGCCAGCCACCAATACTGCAAAACCTCCTATAATTCCTACAACCAACAACCATGTTACAGCTTCTCCTATCTGCCGTCTGAGTTGTTGCTGTTTATAAACAGTTTGCTGACGTTGTTTTCTTATTTGCCCTTCCATTTGTAGGAGCTCTTCATAGGCCCCTGGGCCGTGGGTCAAGTTCAAAAACATTTTAAGTTCGTATCGTTGTTCTTCCAGCTTTTTTTTAGCTGCATAAGCAGCGAGAGCTGCCTCTTCGATAGAATTAGCCTTAAACAACTTACCAAACAGGGGAGGATTCTTTGCTTGTTTTTCGGCATTGTCTATGTCAGAGACAGCACCCATCCAGCGTGACACGTCTGAAGCCATAGACTCTATATCTTTTGCTGCTGCAAATCCTTGTTTGATTGCATTAAAAGCGCTATTCGCCACGCTCATAGCAGCGGTTATAGTTAAAGGGTCCATACTTCATTGTAGCATGTTTTTAAAAAAAAGTGAAAGTCAAGTCTTTCAAAAAAATATTTTTTAAATAGAATAAATTATTCAGAGGAGAAAATACATGTCAAATTTACCAAACAGGAGGCCGTGTATCACCACGGACGTAGGAGAAGGTTTAGCTGTTACCGTCTCTTTTCACCCACAGACAGCTGAACCAGTTGAAATATTTTTATCAGGTAGAGGTAAGAAAGCCTCAGATGGTCCAATGACGGACGCTCTGTATAATTTAGGCGTAGAAGCATCTAAAATTATGCAAGATAAAGAGAATCAACCCGCGGCGGAGTGATCTTTTGCTTTTCGCAAGGTCATTTCAGCATCTACGAGCTCTTTTACTCTCTTTTGTTCTTCTGAAACATATTGAGAGTAAATGTACCGTAGTTGTCCACCCAAAGTTCTGCCCTCTTTGGCCGCTATTTCCTTAATTTGTAGGTAAACGTCCTTGGGAACAAGAATGCTTTTCCACTTATCTGTATCCATATCGCATAAATCCTTTTGTTTTACGCGATTATATGCGAGAATATACAATTTGGTCAATGTTTTATTTAGATTCGCCCCATGATGGGCCTATTTCCACATCAACTTTGTTTGGCACACCCAAAGGCACTGCATTTTCCATTGCATCAACGATTGATTCGACCTGTTCTTTGGACGAAACGGACACAGCTATCTCATCATGTATCTGAATTAGCGGAGTTATCCCCAGCTTGTGGATATCTACCATAGCTTTTTTGGTCATATCGGCGGCAGAAGCCTGAATTAGACGGTTGAGGGCCTTGTATGTGTAAGCTCGTCTTAGTCTTGTTGTTGGACCGTGTTCATTGAGCGCATCTTTATAGGGCAGAGCTTTGTTCATAGCGAATGTATCGGGCTCCCAAAGGTCAAATCTGCATTTTCTACCTAAAATAGAGCGTATAGAACCAGAACTTTGTCTTGAATTTAGCTTATTCATCACGCCATGCATGAGCATTTTAACAAAAGGCACACGATCATGGTACTGGTTCACCAGCTTTTTAGCTTCATCCACAGGTATATCGAGCTGATCTGACAGTTTATTCACACCCATACCGTACATCATGCCTAAATTTATAGTTTTAGCTTGCTTACGAGGTATCTTTGCCATGTCTGCTACCATAGTATGAAAGTCCATATCGGGATCATTCTGATATCCATCGACAAATTCTTGTACACCTTGCATGTCATGGCCCTGAGATTTACCATAAGCGTGGGCATAATGCACCAAGATCCGTGGTTCCTGTTGCGAGAAATCTATACTAGCCCACTCTTCTCCTTCTTCAGGTAGGAACAGGGAGCGAATCATTGGACCCAGCTCAGGATCACGGGCGGGTATCTGCTGTAAATTAGGGTTATTCATGCTGATTCGGCCTGATACGGTGCCACCATCGTCAGATCTAATCTGATTTATATGGGAGTGTATGCGACCGTCTACAGCTGTATGCTTCATAATCGTATTAATAAAGGTCCCATGTGTTTTATTTAGGCCTCGTGTGCGCAAAATCATCTTAGGCAGCTCGTGTTCATGCTCAGATAGGAACGATCTAGTGAAGCTGGGTGCGCCTTTTTCGGTCTTAGGATAGCTTATACCTACCGAATCGAAGGCCTTGG